TCTTTTTTTCAGAATCATCAACAACCTTTTTTACTTTTTTAACTTCAGTCTTTTTTTCAGAATCATCAACAACCTTTTTTACTTTTTTAACTTCAGTCTTTTTTTCAGAATCATCAACAACCTTTTTCTCTTTTTTTGGTGGCATATAAATTATACATTAGTAAATTTTAATGAAAATATTACTCATGTGATTTTATTATGGATAAATTTATTGAACCAGTGACTGGCACAATAATAGACGAAACTATAAAGATAATCAAAAAGAAAAAGAACAGAGAGAAAATAATGTCTAAAATTATTGATCCTTTGTTATGTGACTTGACAACGCGTTATTATCCACATATAATAACAATAATTGGAATGTTAATAATAATAGTATTATTGTTAATAGTATTATTGGTTATAGTTTTATTAGATAAAAACAGTGAATAAATAAATTAGCTATTAAATATATATATAATGAAGGTCTTAATGGATCCATTGTTCATATTTGCATTTATATTGATGTTGCTGTTATTCAAATTGCCAAATGTTGAAGATGATAATTATATTAGACACAAGTTAGGATTATTTATGGGAATCTTTTTATTTTCATTTGCATTGCAAATATTAAAAAAATTGAGAAGCAATTGTCAAATGAGAACACAAAAATTATTGTATAATGCACTTAAGTTTGCAACAGCAGGAATTCTTGGATACTCAATATTTACTGATTTGGTACATATGGAAAGTACTAAGGGATTTTTTGAAGATCTAGAATTTAGCACAAAGAGAAAAGTATTAATGATATCTTTAATAGTTTCATCATTCATTGCTTTAGTCGAAGTTACAGAACTTGTATTACTAGATGATAGAAATAATTGTGGCACAGTAACTGTAAATGATAAAAATTAATTTTATTGAATATTTTGAATAATCAATAAATATATTAAATAGGACTTGTTAGAGAGAATTCACTGCTGTGTTCAGTAGATACTGAGGGGGGAGAAGATTTCACCCTTGATGCTTTACTTTTACTTTTTGCTTTAGTTGCTTTCTTAGTTGCTTTTTTCTTTGGTTTCTTTTCTTCACTCGAACTATCACTATTGCTATCTGAATCTGATTGAGAAGTTGTATCGACACTTGTTGTACTTAATTGTTTTGCTTTTCGTTTTTCTTCTATTAATTTTGATAATTTGTCAATATCAATTGTATTTAAAATATCTTCAGTCACCATTTTTTCCATTTCAACAGCTCTATCATAATTATTTAATTCGGGGCGTTTCTTCTTAACCATATCATATAAGCCTGCTTTGTATATTTTTGCTTTATCTATTTCGATATTTAACAGTTTTGCGATTTTTTCAACGACTCTCTTATGAACTTCTTCTCCTTGATTTTGTATAGCTCTGGCCATTTCAGATATTGCAGAAGAATCATCGTCTCTTCTACCACCAACCATATCACTTGACACATTTGGATGTACTGTAAATTCAGAATATGTATTTAGTTTTCTTGTACCAACATATCCTTTTGATCCACCTGCTTGGTCATTACTTTCGCCATTTTTTTTGAATTTTTCCAAAACAGTTTTAATAAATGCATCTGTATCTATATTTACACTTTCTGATTCATTTCCTTTATTTGTATTTTGTGTTTCGGCAACAGTATCGTCTCTTGACGGCAATGTTAAACTATCAACTGTTCTATTTTCTTTTTTTGGGGACTTTAAAAATAATTGTAACATGTCACCTTCAATTTTATCTGCATTTATTTCTGTCATTGGCTGTGCATTTTTCACAAAAATATCTCTATCTCGTGGATCCATTTCAACATAAGAGTTTGTTTCTTTTGGTATTACAACTATGACATCTGACTCTTGTTCAGTTTGGACTCCAATATAATATCCATCAAGATTTTTTACAGAAAGATCAGCACTCTTCAATTTAAATGCTTCAACTAAACCATCATTGCCTACCATAGCTGCATAATGCGCAGGCGTATTACCCTTTAGATCTTGTTTATTTACGGAAGAACTGCAATCAGTATATTTCAAAAGTAATCTGGATAAGTATCTAAATGATTCTTCATGTTTAACTGAATACATTGCCAAATAATGTAACAGATTTCTGCCATATTTATCAACAGTATTAATGTCAGTACATTGCGAATTATTTAAAATATAGATTGCAACATCTGGACGTGAATCTGCATATGATGCTAATACCATATTTATCAATGAATTATCTTGCGAAAACAAACCGCTCCCACTTTGTGCTAGTGGATTGCTTTGCGAATGTGTTTCACTTTTTAATCCATCAATTGTAAAACTATCTCTATCTTCAGAAGTCTCTTTATTTATATTAATGTTTAATCTGTTTGCCATTTTTGTTAGTAAATTAACATCTGCATTCGATGATTTATCATAACTTTTGTAACTCATAAGTATATACAATATATTTATATTATTTATATTTTTCAAGTATAAATGATTTCATTTTATTTTTTCCAAAATACAAAAACATAGCATAAAATCATTTATATTTTTTCTAAAGTATAAAATAAAAGTTCAATTTGATTTTATAATCTTCGAAGATTATAAAATCAGATTTTTCAAAACATATTTTATCTAAGGTTATATATATATATCATGGAACTTAATGACCAGACAAAAGTATTATTGATAGTTGTATTGGCATTTGCGTTATTTTATTTCTATAGTAATTCGTCACAAACCGAGGGATTTGACAACAACCAATCATCAACAACATATGACCCAGATATGGCAATTGATATAACTGACCAAACGGATGACATGGCTGATGACAGCAATCCAGACGAAAAATTAGTAAGAAGAATGAGAGGCAAAAATGCATCCAAAAATGGATACAAGAGTTCAAGCTATAAAGATGGACAAAGAGGAGGCAGTTCAGATGGATTAGATAAATTCTTTGAACAGGGAAATCAATTTGAAGCAGACAACCAAGACTATGTCCCAAGCAATGATGGAAATAATTTGTATGCTGCATATGAATCTTCAGGCAACAATAGAAATCGTGAAGAAGATAAATTTAACTCAGGCGACTTCTTGCCAAAAGAAACAAACAATGACTGGTTTGAAGATGTTCAAGCAGTAAAGGTCAAAAACAGAAATTTAATCAATGTCTTTAGACCAACTGGAATTGACACTATAAATGCATCTAAGAAGGTTGCAGGACTTGATATTAGAGGAACCCCACCAAATCCAAGAACAATAGTATCACCATTCCTTAATTCTTCAGTAGATCCAGATTACAACATCAAAGGACTATGTTAAAAATAAAAAATTTGAAAAATATTCCCAAAGATAAAATACTTTAATATTATTTATTATTTAGCAATAATGAATAATGGAACAGAAAGCTATGATATTTTAGAACCTATTGATGAAAATGAAGAAAGTGTTACTGGATTAAACATTATTGATGAGGAACATGAGGAATATGTTGAGGATGAAGAAGCAGAACTTAATACACAATTAATAAATGTGTTTATTAAATATTACAATATGACATATCCCGAAAGGAAAATCACAAATTTATTTCATGGAATAAATGTCTATAATCCAATTGAAACAAACCATCCACTTGAGTTATTCTATGAATTGATTGATAAATATAATTATATGGATAAATATAATTCAGAAAGAGCAAAAGTCTTTTTGCCAGAAAAATACAAAAATTCTTCTGATGAATGTTATGCATTGAAAATAGATGATAAGATAGAATATATGTCTGAATTTGTATTCCCCTTATTACTGTGCATCATCGATAAATATTTAGATAGAAATTGGATTATTATAAACCTTAAATAAAACTAAATGAATATAAATATATTGTGATATATTATATTATAATGCCACCAAAGAAGAAAAATATTGTTGTTGAGTCAGAAAGTGAAAGTGACACAACCGATGACAGTTCTCATGTTTCATCAATAGACACTGATGATGAACTTGATGATGTCACAATTAAAACAATTAATAAAGAAGCAGATGAAAACTTTAAAGAAAATGAATTATTTGACAAAATAACAAAATATATGCAAGTTGATAATGTTATGAGAGAAAAAAAACTTGAGATAAGAAAAAAAGTATCTTCGTTAAAAGAAGATATCGAGACATTAGATTCTCAAAAAAAAGAATATGAAGCATATATAATTAAATATTTAGATAAATATGATCAAGACTTAATAAATGTGGGAAATGATAATAAACTTGTAAAGAAAACAAAAATAACAAAAGGCAAAATAACCATAGATAATGTTAAGGAATCTGTTATTGATGGCTTAAAACAACAAAATGTGTCAAACAATGAAGAAAGATTGCAAGAAATAATGGAATGTATTGCAGATATTGTAGAGAGGAACAGACCAGTTTCAGAAAAGACATATTTGCAAAGAAATATCAAAAAAACAAAAGCAGAGCGTGGCCAAAGAGAGAAAAAGGAAAAACAGAAAGATGAAAAGATAAAAGAAACTGCAAAAAAATTTTTGAATTCTAAGCAGGCAAAAGAAAATAAAAAAGCAAAAAATTAGTCAAGGGTAAGAGTCGCTATTGCAACATATGGTGTTAATGGAACATTGAATGTGGGGGTATATATTTTAGTTGTTATGCTTTTATAAACAAATGGATTATACCACCAATATCCAATAGGCTGTGATAATCTTTTGTATCTTTTGTAATCATAATAGTCACTGTCAGAATCAGAAGATGATGACGAGGATGAATCATCTAATAATTTAACTTTTGTACTTTCATATCGTTTCTTTCTGCCACCAGATTGAATATTTTCTTCTTTACCTTTTAAACTTGATATTTGTTCTAATAAGTTATCTTTTTGTTTATCAGTCAATTTTACATTTACATTTTGAATACTATATGTTGATGTTTTATTCGAATTGAATTTTTCTTTTATTGAATAATGATACAAATCACCGCCGGACTGCAGTGTGACAACAAGATTTGGCACATTATTTGTCAAATGTGGACTTAAATCACTCCAGAATTGTTTTACTGCATCCAGTGCATTTTTGGTGTCATATTCTGTATTAAATTGACCAATGATGTATGGATTTATTAATTTGAACTTCATTATATTATTACAGAAGATTATTTTAACATTTATAAATTTATTTAAAAGGGATGAACTTAAATAAAAAAATTGAAAAATCGCTAGGTCGCGATTTTATCATTTTTTATATTCATTATTTTCGCCTTAGGCGAAATAATGAATATAAAAAATTGAATTTAATTTATTTAAGGACATATATCCTTAAAATAATATTAAATGTCTGGACGGTTGAAGAAAACTTTTATATCTGATGTTTCAGCAAAAAAGGCCAGTAATACGCCAGTCATAAGCAGCAATAAATTTGCAATGTTAGATAATTCTGATTCGGATTCCGACTCCAATTCAGATTCTGAAAAGAAAAAAGAAACACGTAAAAAGGCATCTGTACACGATAAGCCGGTTGAAAAAAGACCGACGCCAAAAAAATATGACGATCATAAAAAATTAGACAGTCATAAGTTGAGTGACAAGACATTTATTGATAAAGAAATTGAAAATAAAAAATTTGTTGATTCAGACGGATGGACACAAAATCTAAAATCACAAAGCAAATTTGATAAACCAAAAAAGGACATTAAGATTTACGATGAAAGGGATGACAGTAAAGATAATGGAAATGATAAAAAATTAAATACATATTGGACTGTATGGATTCATAGAAATAATTGTAATGATTGGACTTTGTCCGGATATCAGAAAATATATACAATAAATAGTATCGGATCTTTTTGGAGATTTTTTAATAATTTTCAATCATTTAACAAATATGATAACCAAATTTTTATCATGAGAGAAGAAATTGCACCTATATGGGAAGATGTTAATAATAAATTTGGTGGCATTTGTTCAATTAAAGTTGATTCAATCCAAAGAGGCTACAAAACAGACATATCTACAGAAATGATGCTTTTAATAACAATGTTAGTGATGAATGAAACATTTGTTGTTAATGGAAATGCTGTAATAAATGGAATTGAATTTTCACTGAAAAACAAAAGTAGTTTTATTAAAATTTGGAAGAGAGATTATTCAGAAAATGACAAATTTGTATCAGATCTTCCAGATCCACTGTTCAACCAATTTAAAACAGAGATTGCAAAAATGTACAGAGATGATAAGATATATAGTGACAGAATAAGTATTCGATATAAACAAATTAAACCTGAATATGAACTATAAGTAAAAAATCACTTATTTATTTAATATGCTTTATTAAATAAATTTTATTCTTTTATTTTAATATCGTCTTGGCCATCTTCATAATATTTGTCTTCTTGATCATTATAATTTGAGTTTTTATTTAAGAGACTTTCATCAACAGGTACAAAGCCGACTTTCATTTCTCCAAGAGTTGCAACACGATAAATTATAAATAGTGGATTTTTATTTCTTAACAGAATTTCAATATTTTCACACAGGTTAGAACATTTATTAAACAATGTCAAATTTCTTAAATCATATATTTCTTTAATGATATTTAATTTTTTATCTTTTAACTTTTTATCTTCTGATTTGTCAACAACTCTAATAGTTGCTCCAGTGCCATTTCTAAATGTCTTTGTTCGCTCAGACACGCTTCCCTTACATGAAAATTCTATTTTCTTATCAGTACATGTGATTGCCATATATATCCCAATTGTTGACATATCTCTACACATTTTATGGAAGTCTTCTGTTTTCATTGTTACTTTCATATCAAATTCTTGTTCTGGGATCTTGTATTGTTTTTTGTTGATGTCCATCAATTTTAATTTGAATTCATCGTCAGATTTTCTTTCTTTATTTTCTATTTTGAAAACAATTTTTTGTTTATCATCTTCCCTAATAAGAATTGTCAGGGTACCGTCTTTATCGACACTTCTCATGAAGTTATGTAGATGATTTAAATCAATTCCAATATCATAAGTATCATACTTTGCATAAAAATTTGTAAAGTTTGATGCTTCAAGTTTCACAGATACAATTAAAGTTTTGTTTTCATTAAGAGTTAAAATTTTAATCATACCGTCATTTTTGGAATTTGTCTTTTTCTTTGTTTTTGGAGAAGGCTTTTTTTTAACTGCTTTTTTAACGGCCTTCTTTTTTTTATCACTGTCACTATCTGATTCATCCGAATCGTCATCAGATTCATCTTCAGATTCTGACTCTTCTTTTTTATTGTTCTGCTTTGATCCTCTGGTAATCTCAATGGGAGTCTCGTGCAATACGTCCTTCAAGACCTCGAAGAGACTCTTTAAATCGTATGCGTGCTCAGTCTCTATTTCGATTATTCGATCTTTCTCTCTGGTGCTCATATATTAATACTAATATATGGGTATTTCTTAAATATATTTTATGTTTTTCAATTTTTAATTATTGATTTCATGTGATAACATGAAATCAATAATTAAAAATAATAAAAGCGCGACAAGCATTTTTTAATTATCAGTTCGTCTTAAATTAAACAATAAATGTTTCTTTTTTTACAATCGCCAATTTTTAATATTTCGGTTGATATATCAGCTGTCATTATGTCAATATATTCGATTTGCATTATGTCAACATCCGTATATTCGATATTTTCACAAATAAGGACATCTTCAACAGTGATTTGCATATTTGTTTCTTCATAATTTAGAAATAGATCAGTAACATTGTTTTCATTCACCGATATTTTTGAAAGTAATTTTGTCCCATATACACCATCTGTTTTATTTTTTCCAATCGTCGAAATATAGTTTTTTAAAACACTAAATGAACAATTTTTAATAATCGTTTTAACTATTCCAGTACTGTTGTGAATTTTTATATAACATGTGCCAATATCTAAATCTAATTTAGGCAGATAACGTAAGTCATCAATTAATTTACATATCATATATTTTTTAAATAACATATATTTTTTATTATCTGGATAGTCCTTTATCACTTTAATATCGAAAAAACGATTTGTCAATGATTTATAATAATAATTTAAAGTATCACATAACAGTGCGCCATAGATGTCTGACATATTAATAAATAAAAGCTTTAATTAAAATTTTTACAAATTAACCAATTAAATAAAATTGAAAAAAGTCTATTCGACTTTTTATACTTTTATTTAATTGATCAGTTCTCAAGAAATTAATCAGTTAAATAAAATTGAAAAAAGTCTATTCGACTTTTTATACTTTTATTTAATTGATCAGTTCTCAAGAAATTAATCAGTTAAATAAAATTGAAAAGTATATACTTAATGTCTAAAGTATATAAAAATACATTATTATCAATTATATTATGAGTTATAATGTTGCCAAAGACAATAAAGGCAGTACATTGCCATGGATCCAATTATATAGACCAAAAAAATTATCTGAAATTCTGTCGAATGATCATGTTGTGAATACTTTTAAGCAATATGTAAAAAAACAGTATATCCCTCATTTGTTACTACATGGACCTTGTGGCACTGGCAAGACATCTATAATTTATGCAACTGCACATGAGTTATATGGTGAATATTTTGATATAATGACATTAGAAATAAATGCTTCAGAAGAAAGAGGTATTGAAGTTGTAAGAACAAAAATAAAAGAATTTGTGACAATGAAAAATTTGATGTTTAATGAATTCAAATTGTTCAAACTTGTTATTTTAGATGAGGCAGATTCGATGACATTAGATGCACAATCGATGTTGAGAAGACTGATGGAAGATTATACATCCAATGCACGCTTTTGTCTTACTTGTAATAAATTAAAAAATATTGATCCAGCAATACAATCGAGATGTACTGTTTTTAGATTTTCTCCTTTAAACAAAAAGGATATAGAAAAAAAAGTAAAAGACATAGCAGTAAAAAGAAGTATAAATGTGACTCCTGATGGAGTTAACACAATCATTAAAATAGCAAATGGTGACATGAGAAAAGTATTGAACATATTTCAGTCTACATACATGACTTATAAAACCGTCGACTCAAAAAATGTATTAAAATGTCTGGGTTATCCAGAGGAAAAACATATTAAGGAGATATATGACAGTATAATGAAAGATGATTTTAGTAAATCTGTTGATAAAGTAATTAAAATAAAAAATGATAATGCATATTCAGTTTTAGAAATATTGAATGAACTTTTCAATTTGACAATTGATGAATATAATAAAAAAAATATAAAAGATTCGTATATTTGTCAATTGTTGCCAAAACTTACTGATATTGAAATGGCACTAGTAACATGTCCAAATGACTTGATCCAATTGTCTGCAATAGTTGCATCGTATAAGTCTATTAAAGTTTAAAAAATTATTTACATAATTACTTTTTTAATATTGATCTCATGAAAAAATTTTATCATTTTTTTATTTATAATTTGGTCTTTAGTCCAAATGACAAATAAAAAAATTGATTTTTAAATTAATTGGCTTAAATATAAATTATATCTTATCTATATTTATGGACACATTGGCATATACATACGACAATTCCATTCTTCAAATTGACAGAATAGAATTTGATATTTGGAGCAATAAGGCAATCAAAGAGAGTTCTGCACTTGGTGCAGAAACAGCTGGTATTGAAGTTCCTGATTTGCATGTTGATGGAGAACCAAGAGCAGGGGGTTTAATTGATAAAAGATTGGGCACGACAGACAATGATAAAACATGCGATACATGTGGCTTTAGTTCTGCTAATTGCCCAGGGCATTTTGGTCATATTGATTTGGCAGAACCTGTTTTTCACATTGGGCATTTGAAAGATGTCAAAAAGATTCTCGATTGTATTTGTCTAAAATGTTCAAAGTTGTTGCTTTATAAGAATGAAAATGAGATTGCAGAATTATTAAAAACAAAAACTGGAAGGGCAAGATTGTCAGAGGTTAGGAATTTAATTAAAAATGTCACTCATTGTCAAAAAAATAATTATGGTTGTGGGTCACAAGTATCAAAAATAAGCATTGAAATTCATAAGAAGACACAGACAATCATTGCAACTGCTGAATTAGATTTAGAACATATTAAAGATGAAGGCGTACAAATAGAGGGAAAGAAGTCATTGAAACAAATATTAACAGCCGATTTCATATATGAAAAATTAAAAAATATCAGTGATGAAGATTGCAGAATTTTAGGAATGGATCCAGAACGTTCAAGACCAGAAGACATGATTCACAAAGTTTTTCCAGTCCCACCTGTTCAAATGAGACCATCGACAAAAGGTGATTTTATGGGTGGAGCAACTATGGAAGATGATTTAACACATCAATTGGCAAATATTGTAAAAGCAAATCAAAGAATAGTGAGTCAGAAAGAAGCACAAGAAGCAAATACAAGATTTGTAAAAAACAATGCAGATTTACTACAGTTACACGTTGCAACATATTTGGATGGTCAGGCAATAAAAAATCAAAAGGCAGATCAGAAAGGCAAAATAATCAAAGATTTATCGACAAGAATTAAGGCAAAGGAAGGTCATATCAGAGGCAATTTAATGGGCAAACGTGTAGATTTCTCGGCAAGAACTGTTATTACATCTGATCCTGTCATTGATAATAACCAAATGAGAGTTCCAAAACAAATTGCAATGATATTGACTTTCCCAGAAGTGGTTACGCCTAATAATATTGAATACTTGACAAGTTTGGTTAGGAATGGAAGAGATAAATACCCTGGGGCTAACTTTGTTTTTCCTGCAAGCAGTCAAGGATCAACAAAAAGAACATTGACAATTGACTTAAGATTCGTAAAGGAACAAATTGAGTTGAAATATGGTGATATTGTCGAAAGACATCTAAAAAATGGCGATATTGTATTGTTAAATCGTCAGCCAACTTTACATAAACAGTCTATGATGGGTCATAGAATTAAAGTGATCGAGGATGATAATGTAAAAACTTTTGGATTGTCGGTTGCTATTACAACTCCATACAATGCCGATTTCGACGGATCTAACGCTTTCTTCTAGAGTGAAGTAAGATTCATTGAGCCGTCAACAGGAAGAGTGAAAAGCTTGTTACTTCCTAGTGTATGATTTGGAAAAAATTGATTCGTGAACTTTTTAAAAATATTTTCTGTGATATGTTTATTATTGCAGATGAGTACGACAAAAGCGCAAAAAGGTGACATATCACTTGATACGATAAAGGTCAAAGGGGGGCAAAATAAACTACCGTTGCCAATAAACACTCACAAACTGTGTTCAGTTTGTAAAGTAGAAAAGTACACAACTGAATTTTACAAAGGAGCAGTTTGTAAAGAATGCCGAAAAGAAAATGAAAGGCAACGAAGACAAAATAACAAAAATCGTGTTCTTGATCCAAACAAAACAAAAATATGTTCAAAATGTAAAATTGAACAGCCAGAAACAAATTTTCGTGTGAACAGAGCAAAGTGTCATGATTGTGAAAAAAAATATGGAAGAGGGTATCGCGGAAGCACAATTGGCAAACAAAAGTCAAAAGAGTGGAATGAAAACAATAAAGACAAATTGACTGAATTAAAAGCCCAATGGTACCAAAACAATAAAGAATATGTAAATGAAAAAAATTGCAAAAGATATCGGACAGATGAAATTTACAAAAAGAAAAAATCGATTAAAGATCATATTCGCACTTTTTTGAAAGGTAAAAACAAAAACAAATACGACAACTACCTTGGATGTACATTGGGCTTTTATAGAGATTGGTTATGGTTTAATATGCAGGCAGGCATGACTGAAGAAAATCACGGCACCTTTTGGCATATTGACCATGTCATTCCAGTTAACAAATTTGATCTCACAAAAGAAAGCGATATTCTTGCATGTTACAATTGGAGAAACACTTGTCCAGTTTTTGGATCATTTAACATGTCAAAACACGACACGGTAAACAAATTACAAACATGGACACAATATCTAAATGTAGATACGTACTCAATAATAAACAAAATGGAAGTTCCGAAAGACTTTACCAAATTATATGCAAAACACCTTAAAATATCGGGGAACCCCTTAGAGCTTTAACTACCATCTCATTTTTGGAAACATTAATGAGAGAACACGGGTAATGACCGTACACAATGGTAATAACGTTAAAGATTGGGCAATCCGTGGGTAAAATTCCTAAATCCGCTATGGTAATGGACATGGAATTCCCTCAACGACTATGTAATTCGTCAAAAACACGAATTGCGACGGGTGTTGGTTTGCGATGAAGACCTAACCAGTCAGAGCAAGCTTAAGATAGAGTCTAGTCCCTTTTAAATATCTCGAAAGAGAGGGTATCAACGGATGAAATGAATATTTTTGTACCACAGAGTATACAGACACAAATTGAGTTAGAAGAGTTAGCAGATGTTAAGTTACAGATTATCACGCCAACAACATCAAGAACGATTATTGGCATTGTACAAGATGGTTTACTTGGTGCATATAATCTTACCGCACCAAATGTAAAGATTGATTGGAGAAATGCAATGAATATTATGTCTTATACGTCAATGGAAAAATTTGACAAATTTGAAAAAAATAAGACGTACACTGGACAAGAACTATTTTCACTCATCATTCCCCCAGCAATCAATGCAACAACAGGAAATTTGAAAATAAAATCTGGTGTCATTCAAGAGGGTGGAAGATTGACTAAAGATGAATTAGGTTCAAAAAAGGGTTCTGCTATTCATCAATTGATTTGGGATGAATATGGCGCAGAAGAAACAAAACAATTTATTGATGATACACAGAGACTTATAAATAATTTTAATTTGTATAATGGTTTTACAGTTGGTTATGGTGATACACAAATTCCAAATGTTGTAAAAGAACAGATTTATAAACTGTTTGAAACAAAAGAACAGAAAGTATGTCATATGATTACTGAAATTGAAAATAATCCAAACTTAATGGAATCAAATGTTTTTGAATTCAAATTGAAAGAAGAATTGTTAAGCATACGTGAAAATGTTGGTAAATTAATTATGGCCAATTTGAGTCCAGAAAATAATTTCAATATCATGATCTTATCAGGTTCAAGAGGTGATTCTGTAAATATGGCACAAATTTGTGGTTGCTTGGGTTTACAGGCAGTTGAGGGTAAAATGATTCAGAAGAAATACAATGATAGAACATCTCCATATTTCCATCAGAACGACGATAGAGGAGAATCAAGAGGATTAGTAAGAAGTTCATTCTATGATGGATTAAGTTTTAACGAATTCGTGTTTTTACTGATGGCAGGAAGGGAAGGTTTAATCGACCAAGCCATTAAAACGGCACAAACAGGTTATACACAACGCAGATTGGTAAAATCTATGGAAGACATCATTATTGCATATGATGGAACAGTGAGAACGGCAAATGGAACATTGTTACAAGTCACATATGGCGATTCTGGGGCAAACACAACAAAACAATTTAGTTACAAAGTTAGATTAGTTGAAATGTCAAATAAAGATTTAGAAGAAAGACACAAGTTTGATTCAGATCAAATTAAAAAATATAAACAATACAAGAAAAATGATGAGGTTTATGATATGATTAAAAATATGAGAAATTCAATTAGAAAAGACATGGCTAAGGCAAAAGGACAAAATATTACACTAACCAATGTATTTATGTTGCCAGTCAATATTGATCGTATTATTAACAATACTTTGGGAGACAAGAAGTCAGATGATGATGTTGTTGACCCAACATATGTACATGACAAATTGGAAGAAATATTGACAAATGAACATACAATGTTAATTCCAATGAGAAAGAAGGAAAGAGAAAATAAAAAATCTATAAAGAACAGAGATGAACAAATTGTAAAAACATTATTCAAAACAGCATTATATGATTCATTATCACCTAAGAGAAGCGTTGTTGAATATAAATTTTCAAAGAAGCAATTTGATAAAGTTATTGATGAAATAACAAATAACTACAATAAAAACATTGTTGAAGCAGGCGAAATGGTCGGTATCATTGGCGCCCAATCGCTTGGAGAACCGACAACTCAATTGACATTGAAATCATTCCACAGTTCGGGTATAGCAACTATGAGTACAAAGACACAGGGTGTACCTAGAATTTTAGAATTATTCAGCGTGACTAAAAAGCCAAAGACACCACAATTATACATATATTTAACACCAGAGTTTAAACAGAGCAAAGAAATGGCACATAGAATTGCATCATATATTAAATATACAACATTAGGCGAATTAAGAGGAAGAATTGAAATATATTATGATCCAAAACCGAATGAAGATTCTGGAATAATGAAAAAAGATGGAGTTAAAAATGTATTCTATAATCAAAAAGTAATGGCTGCAAAATCGGGATGTCAAGGAGATATTGCAAATTTGCCATGGTTAATGAGAATAGAAATTGAAAGAGAAAAGATGTTAGAAAAAGAAGTAACATTGCTTGATATCAAAACTAAATTTTGCAACTGGTGGGAAAAACGTTTCGGCGATTCTAAAAATATGAAAAAGGAAGAAAGAAAGGTCATCAATAAAATCACAAGTTTAGCAGTTTTAAGTAACTCTGATAGTGACAAACAGCCAGTCATTCACCTAAGATTTAATGTGAAAGACACAGATAAGATTAAGGATCCATTTAACAGAGAAACATTAAATAATTTTATTGATCATGTAATTGACAAATTTAAATTGAAAGGTATTGAAGAAATTACTAATATTGCAGGTATTGTTGAACAAAGAAGAATGGTGTTTGATGATAAGACAGGCGATACAAAGAACATAAATGAACAACTTATTATAACAGAGGGTGTCAATTTGAAAGAAATCAGATACATTATTGGAATTGATGCACTAAATACAATTTGTAATGATATATATGCAGTATATCAAACTTATGGAATTGAAATTGCCAGAGCACGTTTATTGCGTGAAATAGCAACAACATATGAGGAAGCAGGAGGCGGAAATATAAATTATCAACACTTGTCAATCTTAGTAGATATGATGACATCTGGAGGATATTTAATGTCTGTTGACAGACACGGAATGAATAAATCAGATACAGATCCATTGTCAAAAGCATCCTTCGAAAAATCAGTAGAACAGTTATTAACAGCATCAGTATTTGGAGAAGTTGATCATATGAAAGGCGTTTCATCAAGATTGATGGCAGGACTTGTAATTAAAGGCGGAACTGGTATGTGTGATGTATTGCTTAATACAAGCAAGATAGAAAAAATGGAATACACTGAAGAAGGCGATGTATATAAACAATTTACAGAAATTAATACTAATACTCTTGCATCAAATATTGTAAATAAGGAACATGATGATATTTTTATTCCACTTTAATTTTTATTTATTAGTCTAAATAAAAATTGATAAATTTAGTATAAATACATTTATCATATAATTATATATAATACAAAAATGGAATATGGATTTATAACCTTTGATGATATTATTGAAAATACAGAAGTCAAGGAATTAAAATATGACTTAGATTATTCAGAAAAGACTGTACAGTACTATAGGAAATTAAGAGAATTGCGAATTGATCCGATAATTGGTGAAAAAGTAAATCCCAATTATGTATTTGAATTTAGCGCAATGTGGGATGCATATAATGGAACTAGATTAGATGATGATCCTTTCGGTCCTTTATATTTTGATCCGGATTATTTGGTTTATCAAATTTATGTTAAACGGTTAGATCTATTGTGGACAAAAGGCAGTGATCAATATGAGGGATGTTATGGTCAATGTGTCGGTGGAGGTTCTGACATGATGGTAGTGGGAAGAGGAAGTTATATAAATTGTTATCCATTTAGACTTCCAATAAATGATTGTTATGTTATTAATGGATATGACAAAACATTAACAACAATGGCACCAATATTGACTGATGATGAAATAAATAAAATAGACAATATGGTAAGTAAGAATAAATCATACAAAAAAATATTTGGTGTTACACCACCTTCATTAAGAACAATGAAATATTATTATGACCGCGCAATTGAAAAATGTAAAGATTATAAAACAAACATTGATGCTGTAAATAAATTATGCGCGATGTGATTTTAAAATATTTATAATGTTGTCATATGCCTTTTTTTTTGCGAGTGGATATTTTTTTACAATAATATTATCTTTGCTAACTTCTTTTTGCAACTCATAATATTTAGATATTTGTTTATTATCTAAAATAGTCATTGACATCATTTTTGTGGAAAATATTACTCCGTTAGGTGTTTTCATTATATATGGATTCAATGAAATCATACAATCAAAATTTTTAAAAGTCATAATATCTTTAATCTTAATTTTTTTATCATTTTTAATACTTACAACTATTGAAGCAACTGAACCAATTGAAACAGATATTGTATCATTATCAATTATTTCTACAATAGTTTTAATATTAATTTCTTTACTAAATTCAGATTTTGCATAATCATTCACATCAGTCAATAAATTGATTATATCACTTGACTTTGTCTTATCACAAATAAATGTGAACGACAAGCCATTATTAGGTGACGCAACACTTTTAACATGTAATTTTCCCGTTACTGTTAAGACTTTTTTGATATTATCAGAATCCACATGGCATACATGAGATTTATATAACATTGGCGCATTCCTATTCAGAGTCAAACGCATTTTACTAGTATATTACATATAGAAGTAAATATTCAGAAAGTTTTAAAATCAAATTTTTTAAATTATAACTTTAGTCTGGCCTTTTTATTGATGACAAGTGTTGATGTTCCTTGTGGAAATCTCATCATTTGTTTTTGATTGTAAAGATCTATAATAAAAATTGTGAAAATGCTATTCACATTTTCATCATTTGTTTCTGATTGTAAAGATCTATAATAAAAATTGTGAAAATGCTATTCACATTTTCATCATTTTTTATTGTTTAATTATTTCTATGAAATAATTAAACAATAAAAAATTGAAATTAAAAGTATTTAAAAACAAAGGCCAAATATATTGACTATACTATCAAAATGGCAAAAGACAGCAAATCGAAGAAGACTGAAGCAAAGGTTGAAAAGTCAGAAAATACTGAAAATACAAATCAGCCGCTAATTTTGGTGACAGGTGATACACCGACAAAGGGCACATCATTTAAGAAATTCGATGTAAAAAATTTCTTTCTTCCACCAATTGATGATAAATTTCTGTCATCAAATACACATTGGAACACAATTCCAAAATATAATGAGAGTGGAAAAAAATCAGATGTTAAACTAGATTTGAACTCTGGCAGAACGCCCCATTTCTTGACAGGAGTATTTGAAATGACACGAGGTGGCATTCCGAAATTTAGTGATAAATATCATAAAAGTAAGAATTCTGGAAAGAGAGCATTAGTTTGGTATTATCTCGATAAAAAACAAAAAGTATTAGTTGATTTGTTCGATGCGTTGACAGCATTGGATGATTATTTTAATACAGAAATCAATGAAAAGAAAAACGAAAATGGTATTGTTACAAAATTAAATTCAGATAAAAAACCAGTTCCAATGAAAGGTTTACAATATGTTAGATTTATCCGAACTTCAGACGATGAAAATGACGATGAAGAACAAGATGACACTACAAAGGGAAATACAAAAAAAATGGAGCCATTCACAAGATTCAAAGCAAAATTTGAGACAGAATGGGAAAAAGACAACAATGGTGATGAATTTAGAGATGTAGTTATCAAAACTGGATTTTTCGTTGGAAATGAAGATGAACCAAAGGGATACAAAACAGTTGAGGAATTTGCAGAGGCCATGCCATGGAAATCTGTTGTTCAACATGTAATTAAAACCTGTAAGTTTTACGTTGCAAAAACAAAAGATTCTGATACAAAGAAACATAAGTGTGGTTTTGGATTTAAAATCACCAATATTCAATTAATTAAAAAGGGAGAGGGATCAGCAAGTGATAACTCAAGTAAACTACTTAAAACAAATATTTTTGCAACGGGAGGGGTAGTGAATGATTACAAAGAAGATGAAGACCTAGTAAAGAAAGATGATAAGAGTGATTCTGATAAATCGAATGACGAAAAAGATGAAAAAGATGAAAAAGATGAGGCAGATGAGTCTGGAGAATCTGATGATGACAAAGATGATTCTGATGAAGATTCAAAATCAAAGAAGAAGACCGATAAAAAAGCAAAGAAAGACGAATCTGATGATGAATCGACAAAGGCAGAATCTGACAAAGATAATTCTGATGATGAAAAAGCTGATTCAAAGAAGAAATCTGACAAAAAATCAACAAAGGGAAAGAAAGATGAGTCCGATGATGAAGATAATGATGACAAGGAATCGACAAAAGCAGATGATGATAATTCAGAATCTGAAGCAGAAACAAAAAAGTCAGCTAAGAAAGGAAAGAAAGACGAATCTGATGAAGAAAGTGATGAGTCCGACAAAGAACCAAAAAAGAAATCTGCTAAGAAAGGAAAGAAAGACGAATCTGATGAAGAAAGTGATGAGTCTGACAAAGAACCAAAAAAGAAATCTGCTAAGAAAGGAAAGAAAGATGAATCTGAAGATGAAGATGATGAGTCTGACAAAGAACCCAAAAAGAAATCTGCTAAGAAAGGAAAGAAAGACGAATCTGAAGATGAAGGTGATGAGTCTGACAAAGAACCAAAAAAGAAAACCAAAAAGGGAAAGAAAGATGATTCTGAAGATGAAGACTCTGAAAAAGAAGCTAAGCCAAAATCTAAAAAAGCAAAGGAAACAAAAAAGAAATCAGCAAATAACTAATAATATTTATTTATAAAGCGTTTATTATGCAATATATTTTTATTCATATAACAATATGAATAAAAGCATACATTCTATTAGTACTTGCACTGTGAACAAAATTCAATTGAATGACTGGATTGATGAAGGCGAATCAATTGTAATGGATCTGTCATATGAAACGCCAACAGAACCTGTTATGTTATATTTCGATTTATTTAATGTGTATTCATATTCCGACAAGACAAATGAATTAAAATTAGATGTGACAGAGTCTCAAGATGTTACAAAATTTTTCGATGAACTTGACAGACATTTAGTATCATTGGTTAATAAAAATAAAAAATTACTTAGTCAATATGATGTAAAAACATATAAACCATTGTTGCAAATTGGCGAAACTGACAATGGGAAAAAACAGTTATTAAAACTAAAAACAGAATGGAAATCTGATTATAAGACATGTGTTTATGGATATGACAAAAAGGAAAACTATAATGGAAAACTATTAGAAGACAATTGCAAAGTGAAAACAGTTGTGGAATTATTATCATTAGTGTTAAACAAAAATACTGGCACAATTCATATTGAAAATCAGGTTAGACAATTGCAATTGGTAAAACTAGTCATAAGACCAGAAAGAATTAAACATCTGGAATATTCCTTCAGCGAACTAACTACAGAACAGCCAAAAGAACCCCAAAGTGAAAAGAAAACAGAAACAAAGAAAGAACCAAAAAAAACTAAGAAGACTGAACAAAAAAGAGAAACCAAGAAGCAGACCAAAAGGGGCATTGAAAAGTATTTATCAAGTGATTCAGAAAGCAGCTCTGCAGTAGAAGAACCAGAACCATCAAGTGACCATACTGAAGAATATGGAAATAATGATTCGGATGTGGATTTAGAAGAAGATGATTAAATTATAAATAATAAATCATAAGTAATGTTTTATTATTTTGGTTAAGAGGAACTGAACAATTATGAAAAATTGTGGAATATCCCTAACGGGAATTCCATAATTTTTTTATTTTAAGTTTTCGCCATAGGCGAAAACTTAAAATAAAAAAATTGAAACGTCATAAACATAAATAATTAAACGTTTACGTTTAATTATTCATGTTTGTGGCATTAGAATTTTTATTGATATATTAACTTATTTCCTTTAGGAAATAAGTTAACATATTAATAAAAATTGAAACTTATAAATTTAAGAACCTTAACTTAGGACTGTATTATAGTTTAAAACACATGAATATTGACGGACAAACTTTTTTAATATATGATAAGTCACATGAAAATGATCATGCATATAACAGCGCGAAAACCAGTCATTTGACTATAGATTATGCTTTTAAAAACTTTAATCCACTTCAAGGAGAAGAAGCAATTAGGGAATTTAATAATTTAAAATCTGTTTCTGTCATTGATCCAAATTTAGATTTGTCAATATATGATGTATTTTATTTCAAAATATCTGACAATCCCTTAGTTCAAATTACTTTAATTTCAATTGACAATAAGAAATTTGAAAAAATAGTTAAAAAAAATCATGAAAATAGTAGAGAAGTTGACAGTGATGATGAAAATGACAAAAATAAAAATACAATAGACAAATTAATACCTAATTACAAATTTATTATTGATGCATGTCATTATCATATCTTATATGAAAAAGGAGGGCAACGACAAAGACAAGATAATGCTGCTGTTGCCCAAAAAAATATAAATGAGATAACACAAAAAGTTTTAATACCAAATGGGGAAACATCAGATAAAATTATTAAGGATCCAGAATTTGCAAAATTGCCTATGAAGAATTATCAAAAGAGATCTGTAAAATGGATGTATGATATTGAAAAACAAAATGAAGTTGTGTATTTTAGTATGAATGATGAAATTAGTATTGGCAATATTATTTTTGATGCATTAAGTAGAAAATTTATTATTTCACATGACAGAAAAAAATTACAGTTTCATGGTGGGGCTTTAATAGATGAAGTTGGATTAGGCAAAACTTATCAAATGCTTGCATTAACATTGTCAAATCAAGCAAGAAATATCAATTATTTTAAATATCCAAATAAGTTATATAGCAGGGCAACTATTATTTTTGCACCTAGCCAACTGTGTAAACAATGGGAAATGGAAATAAAAAAAACTATCAAAGATAGTTACAATACTTCTGTTATCATGATGTTGGACAAAAGACATTTTGATAAATACACATATCAAGATTTGCTTGATGCTGATTTTATTTTAGTATCATACACATTTTTGGGAAACAAGTGTTACACAAATCCATGGATAAATAAAATATCAACAAAATCTACATATTTAAAATCAGACATGTTTGATTATGTTATGGCAAACAATGTTTTTAATGATATTTTAAAAGAAAAACTCAAGTCAGCAAATATATTATTTGAAAAAAAAGCAATTATCAATATTATTTATTGGAGAAGAATTATTTTTGATGAATTTCATGAAGTTTTTACTGTTTCAAAATACAAACATATCAAGAATTTAATTAAGACATTTGATGGAGAACAGAAATGGGCTGTTACTGGAACACCCTTTAATAAAGGAAATCAATGTCTGTTAGAGATGTTAAATTTTGTTACAAAATATGAAAATGAATACAAAGACAGAGTGTTTTATAGTCCTTCTATAAAAGATTATATGTTGACTAATTTTTTCAGAAGAAATACAAAGAAGAGTGTTGAAGATGAAACTACATTGCCACCATTGAGAGAACATATTATCTGGTTGAAACCTACAAAGAACGAATGTGCTATGTATAATGCTTATATTGCAAATGAAAATATGGATAGAATGTCTGTACAGGTGCGACAAATTTGTTGTCATCCATCTCTTATCACTGAAATCAAAAGTGCGATTGCGAATTGCAAAACTCCAGAGGAAATCAAGAAGACGTTATTGGCACATCACAAGAGAAATATGTTGAAAGCAGATAACTTAGTGAAAATTTTAAATTATAGAATTGAAAATACAAAGAGAAATTTAATAGTCGCGACTTATAGACAAGAACGCAAATTCATTAGAAAAATAAAAAATAATGCAGACAAAGCAAAATATAAAGTCACAATTATATATCCACCACCAATTCAAATGCCTTCATTGAATGACAAAGAAATAAAAGAATTGGATAAAATTTTTGCGACTGATATTGAAAATGAAAAAAAGAGAAAGAAATTAGAAGCACAAGAGAATAATCTAAACTATGGGAACAATGAGAATGATGAGAATGATGAGAATAATGAGAATATTGAAAATTTAGAAGATAATGTAAATATGGTTGAGGAAGATTCGAGTGATTCTGATGATGATGAAAAAGAGCCAATTACGATTTCAGAAAATACACAAAAACAAATTCTAAAATTAGTGGGAAATGAGATGGACAATAATGAATTAGTTAGTATTCAAAACTTAAGAACACTCATCCAGGAATATAAAATCAAATTGGCTGATGCTGAAAGAGACTATAATGGTAAAAAAGTTACATATGACTTTTATAATAATACGGTTTCATCGATCGTAAAAGTACAAAAGAAGAAAAAGGGAGATGATTTTGATGATGATGACGACAATTGTGTTATTTGTTTGAATCCAATCACTGGTGACGATGTTGGCATGACAAAATGCGGTCATATTTATTGTTATAATTGTATTGTTAATGAAATTAAAAGAACAAAAAAATGCACATTGTGTAAAACTCCTTTGACATTTGGCATGGGCAAAAGTGATGTTATTAAAGTTGCAATTGAAATGCCAACAAAAACTGAAAAAATGACAAAGGAAATTAAAGATAAAATGGCACTTATTGAAAAAGAAGGCACAAAATTAGCAAATTTAATGTATTTTATCAAATCTATTAAAGAAAAATGTATAGTCTTTTCACAATGGGATGATATGCTTTTGAAAGTCGGTCATATTTTATCATTTTATGGAATTAAAAATGTCTTTTGTAGAGGCAATGTATATCAAAGAAGCAAAGCAATTAGTGATTTTGTAACGAAGTCAGATGTACAAGTAATTATGTTGTCATCTGCAAGTTCAGCAGCAGGTATCAATCTCACTGTTGCAAAATATGTTATTATGTTTGAACCTGTGTATGAAGAAAGAATTGAAGATCGTATTAACACAGAATGGCAAGCAATAGGTCGTGCACACAGAACGGGACAAGATAGTGAGGTTACCGTTGTGAGACTTATTATAAAAGGAACTGTAGAAGAAGAAATATATAATCTTAATAAAAAACAAGATGAATCTAATAAGGATATTATTAAAGAAAAAATGATGAAAAATAATGATGCTGTCGAAGAAGTTGAAGATGATGAACTTATAATAAGTGATGAGAAAGTACATGAACTTGCAGAGAATGCCATCAAAAATAAAGATCTGATGCCTAAAACAAAAATTAAAAAAGTAAAAGTGGCAAAAGTTAATATGAATGATTTAGAGTCCGAAGAAGATTTAGAGATATAACAAATCAAAAATTTATAGATGGCCATAGGTCATCATATACTTTTTTGTTTTTCTATAATGTTTTGATTAACTTTTTATATAAATTATATAATTTTGAATATAGGAATATACTTAAAAAAAGAAAACAATTATTAATTTATATGTCATCGAGTTCGAAAGACTATAGTGACAGCGAAGACGATAATATTTCTGAAGTAAGTGAAGAAGAAGAGAAACTTACTATAAAAAAAAATAAAATATTTGTTCCCCAAGATTTTTTTAAAACAACAAAACAGTTATGTTACTATAAATTGATTGATTCTTATTTTAAAAAATGTGATAAGGCAAAAATTGATAAGATGGTAGAGATAATTAATTGCAAATCACATATATCCTTAAGAATACTTGATTGGTTTGTAACAAAGTATACAAAGAAAAACCCAAATATCGATGTTGCAAAAGATAAAATGCACAATGTAAATATTTTATACAAAGCCCAATTAAAATCATTCAAAAAGAAGAATTTTGATCCTTTTCGCAGGGGCAGAACGTTTTTTTATAATTATGACAAAACAGATCCGACAATAACAATTAAAACAACACTAGGGCAATTAAATTTTTTCAAATGGGCGCTGAGTATTGATATTATTGACTATGTAGAGAAGAATTTAGCCAGCATAGCAAAAGCAATGAATTCTTCAAATAAAGAGGAAAAGAAAATGAAAAAAGAAAAAATAAAGAATAAAGAAAAATTATTGAAAAAACAGATGAATAGAAAAATTGACAGTTCAATTAAGGTTGTGTCAGAGGATTCTGGTGAAAGTGTCAAAATTAAAAAAATTATCTTGACATTTGACTAAAATATTATGTTGATATTTTCTATTATTAAATTATATGTTATCTAATTTAATAATAAAATTAAAATGCAAACTAAAGGAATTAAGTAATATAATGATGTTTATGCCAATAGAAAAATATATGTTATACGTGTTAATATTTTTATTAATATTGATTGTTTTGTATACAATAATATCTGGTGATGATGGCTATTTACAAAAAAGATTAGAGCACATTAGAAATATGAATTGAATTTGTGTTGCAAAACACAAAGTAAATTCACATTAGAAATATGAATTAAAAAATACAAATTATTGACAAGTCATTCTCATAGTTTTAAATATAAATATGTCATCTTTATTTTTTTTGATTATGTCTAAATATGAATCACATAAGTTTTTCATATTTTTATTGTCTTTCATTTTTATAATTACATCTTCGAGAAGTTCTGAAAATATTTCTATCTTATTATTTTTGCACTGAAGTCCATTTTTAATAATATATTCTGTAAAGAGTTCAATATTATAAATTATGAATGTTTTCAATATATAATATGAAAGTACTGATGTTTTTTGTTTGTAATTTATTGTGAATAACTGATCATAAGAATTGCCATTGTAGTAATTAATAATTTTTGCCATTTGAAATATCATAAATTTTACTTCAGTCAAAAATAATTTATTTATGTCATCATTTAATAAATTTGAGTAATAACATAGGTAAATTATTACTGTCAATGATTCAGTATATATTTCATTTGGTCGATTCACACCAGTTACTGTAAAGTGTTTTTCTAACATTTTGTCTATTGTGTAATAATATGGATCTGTGTGAAAGAAATCTATGTTATAATAATGGACTAATTCATGTATCAATACTTTTTTATGTTCTTCATATCTCCACAATGATACATAATTTTCAAGATATGTTGAACCAGAATTGACATGTTCACATGTGAAAATATCTATGTTATTGTCTAGATATTTTTTTTGTTTTCCCAAAAACATTATGATATGTGGTTTTTTATTTTTACATTCAAATTCTTTACTTATGTCAATCATTATTTTTATTATTTTAATTATTTCATTTATGTCTGATTTAATATTTTCATTGCCTTCTGGGGAATACACAAATAATTCAAACTCGTCTGTCAAAATTCTAATATAATCTAAATCTACTGTTTCTGCATGATGCTGAATGTCCAAAGATACAAAAGAATTATTATACAATATTTTATTTAATTCACTTCTGTCTTCATCATCAATATTAATATCTATTGAATCCCAATTTATTTCATGTTGATTTTGAATAAATTCTAAAAATGACATTGGATTTTTTTCTGTTTTTTTATATGCTTTATACACAAGTGGATATTTTTTGTCATGTAGCTTTTTTATTTTTTTTATATCATATGTACTATTATAAATAAAATTGTCATATGTGTCTATTATTTTCATAATTTTTTTTATGATATCATTGTTATGCAGTTGTATAGGCTTGTCTAATTCAAAGTCAAATTTATTTATAACATCCAAAATCTTATTTGTATATTTGTTCATATAATTTAACATAAGTAAATATTATAGTTTAAGAGAGTCAAAAACAAGAATAACATCTTTATCAACATATTTCCTTTCTCCATTATAGTCATCAATGTAACTAATCCAAGGTTGATAGATTTGAAATAGTCTTCCCCCAGCGCGACCCTGTGCACATAATCCAGATGTCATTTCGATTATCTGATCAAAAAATATAATCTTATGTTCATCCGGCATATATTTGAAAAACTTCCATGTTCTGGGAAATAAGTCTTCAACACACATATCGTTTGATGGATCATAATTTACTACTGTTCTTTTTTCATCCACATCACGTTTCAATATTTCTAACACATGTCTACATATTCTATTTTTGATTGCATTGGTGATCAATTTTGTATTTTCAAATGCGTCTGCAATTGCCTCTTCAAATGTCATATTTCTAAAATTTTCGTCATCTTTTTTCTTAAGTTCAGCATAGGCCTCTTTTAATTTTCCATCATACTCATGTACATTTGTTAAATTTGACATCTTAATATTAATCGTATATATTTTTAATTCTCTTTTTTACCATTGGATCTTCAATTTTTTTTATTTTAACATGTATTATTAAATCACCTCTTGCATCACCATAAGCACCAGTCTCATCAGTAACGGGCAAACCAGAACATTCAACTACTATTTCATTATCTCCCAATAAGCTATCATGAGTAATAAATATTTCAGTATCATCAATATGAGTAAATAAAAATTGACCTCCATAACAATATTCATACATTCCAATTTCGACTGTTGTATGTAAATCAAAATTATTTACTATAAATCTTGGATCTGGTTCAGACTCTATCACTAAAATTATTTCGCCATCTCTACCATCTTTAGTCTCGCCATCTTTATCGAATATTATATATGATAATCCAAGTGAAATAGATGTTCTGAATGGTGGTTTTGTATATCTCTCTATTTCAATATCTTCAGTTTTACACATGTATTTATCTTTTAGACTGCATTTATATGTATTTGTTATGTTAAGATAATTTACATTTTGTTTCATTTTTTCACTTATAGATTTGTAAAAGTCAAAAAAACCGATATCTTCATTTAACATCTGTTCTTTTTTTTCAAACTTTTCCATCATTTTTTCATATGCATTTTTTATTTGAATAAATTTGTCTTGTGTTTTAGACCCTTTGTCTGGATGATATTTGAGTGACAATTTTCTAAATGCATTTCTTATTTCAATCTTTGTTGCGTTTTTTGATATTCCCAGCACAATATGAGGTTCAGATGATTCCATATAGAAGAGGTATATATTTATAATAAAATATCTACATACAAAAATATATAATCGATGTGTTTATCTGAAATGAATTTTGTTTGGATTAGATTATATATATGAATAGATATCATGGAACAGCCAATAAACAGATGATGAATAATAATCTTTTTAATCAATATAACAAGCATATTAATAACAATATTCCTTTTCAAAATAATGCAATGTTAATGAATAATTCTATGTTTTTTAATAACATAAGAGATCCAAATTTTTTAAATAAAATTAATACTGCAAGAGTACAACAAATAAGAAAAATCAAAAAAATAGATGACCTTGGAATGACAAAAGAAGAAATGGCAAAATATGTCATATGTCCAATTAATATTCCAAGAATCAAAAAAGAAGATTTTGAAAAAGAAATTGTTGTTCCATGGAAAGACAGAGAAAACACCTTTCAAGCCACAAAAGAAGAATATCAAAAAGCAAGAACAAATGTTCCTTATAAAGATATTTTAAAAAAACACAATGAAGCATGGCGTGAAAAAATTTATAAAGATCAAAAGGATCTAGTCATTCATAAAGTTGTAAGAGAGATTGATAAAAATGAGTTGTTACTTCTTGAAGATTATGAAAAATTTAAAAAAATGCTAGAGAAACATAAGAAAGAATTAAAAATTATTTATTCAGCTTCTGAAAAGGTAAAACATAAGAGAGAATTTGAGTATATTCATAAATATAAATACAGACTAAAATATGATCCAAAAGATTATAATCAATTAAAAGAAATTTATAAGAAAGAACAGAAAAAAATAGACAAAGACAAAAAGAGAATCGATGAATTATCTTCTTTATTATGCGATAAGGAAGTATTGAGTGATGATAAAATTAGAGAATTAGAAAAGGAAATAGAAGAATTAAACAAAGAAGAATTCAACGAATCTACATCAAGCAAAAAGAAACAAATACAAAGTATTGAAAAGATGTTGGAAGAAGAATTGGGATCTGATTATGAAGAAAAATTAAAAGACTTGGACATGAGTGATAGTGATGACGATAAAACAAAGAAAAAGAAATCAAAGAAGACAAATAATATAAAGAAGAAAGTGTTTGATGAAAGTGATAAAGAACAGAAGAAAAACAATACTAAAAAGAAACAAGAAAGGAGCGACAGTGACGATAGTGATGATGAACTAAATAAATTTAAAAATAATAAAAAATCTCCAAAAGAGGATAAAAAAATATCATCAGATGATGATAGTGACGATGATCTTAAAAAATTCAATAAGAAGAAAAATAGTCCCGAAATAAAAGAAGAAAAGAAAATTAAAGTTGTGAAGTTGAAAAAAAGACAGATGTGAAAAAGTCGGACATCGACTCAAGTGATGATGAACTTAAAAGCAGATATAATAAACAATAACTTTATTGCGAATTTTAACCCTATATATTTAGATAAGTAAATATATATGGATTTTAGCGATTCAGAAGATGAAACAATTGCTATTGATTTTATGAAAAAAAGAAAAACAATTGAAAAAAAAGAAAAAAAAACTGATGATACCAAAGAAGCTGAAATTATTTTAGGAATTGACTTAGGTACAACAAACAGTTGTGTGGCAATATGGAGAAATGAACGTCTTGAAATTATTCCTGATGAGAATGGTAATAAGACAATACCTAGTTATGTAGGATTTACAAATTATCAGATGTATGTAGGTATTGATGCAAAAAAACAAAAAGAAATCAATACAGAAAATGTTTATTATGAAGTTAAGAGATTAATAGGTCGTAATTTTAGTGATCAAGATATTCAACGTCATAGAGAATTTTTGTCATACAAATTTATTGGTGATGAAAAAGACAATATTAAATTGTTGTCTGACTTAAAAGATAATAAAACATTTTCGCCTGAAGAAATATCGGCAAAAGTCCTGTCAAAATTAAAATCAATGGCAACAAGATATTTACAAAAAGAAGTTAAGAAAGCTGTTATTACTGTCCCAGCATCATTTACAGATTCACAAAAACAAGCAACAAAAGATGCTGCTGAAATTGCAGGAATAGAATGTGTAAGATTGATAAATGAACCAACTGCAGCATCGTTGGCATATGGTATGATTGACAGATCTATTAATAATAAAATTGAGGGAAAAGAAGATAAGTCAATTAGAGTGATGGTATATGATTTTGGAGGCGGTACACTTGATGTTTCAATAGTTGAAATATCAAATGACATAGATGATGACACAGGAGAGATAAGACCAATTTTTCAAGTTTGTGCATCAGCCGGAAATACTAGATTTGGAGGTTGTGATTTTGATGAAAGATTAGTTAGTTTTTGTTTAACAAAATTTTTGAGAATACATAAGATAGAAAAATATGAAAATTTACTAGCATTATCTTTACAAAAATTAAGATTGTCATGTGAATCTGCAAAAAAAATTTTATCAACTTCAGCAACAGCACAAATTGCAGTCAAAGATTTTTATGATGGTAAAGACTTATTTATGAAAATATCAAGAAAAGATTTTGAAATAATATGTCAAGATCTATTGTTACTTTCAATGAAAAGTGTTGATGATACATTGGATGCATGCAATTTAACAGTTTCTGATATTGATGATGTTATTGTTGTTGGAGGAATGACAAGAATGCCAATCATAAGAAATAATTTACAATTGAAATTCGGAAAATCACCAAATTGTTCTATTAATCCAGATGAGGCAATAGCATCAGGTGCTGCTATTCAAGGAGCAATTTTGTCTGGTAATGACAGTCCGTTCTCAAATTCAATATCGTTACTTGACATCACGCCATTGTCACTTGGAGTTGAAACAAATGGAGGAATAATGGATATAATTATTGAAAAAAATACTGTAATTCCTTATACAAAAAGCAGAAAGTACTCGACAGACACTGATGATCAAACATCAGTATTTATTAAAATTTTTGAAGGTGAAAGACGTCTGACTAAAGATAATATTTTCATAGGTGAATTTGAATTAATTGGTATCACAAAAGCGCCAAGAGGTGTTCCAGAAATAAAGGTCACATTTGAAGTTGATGCAAATGGAATAGTAAATGTTACAGCAAAAGATCTTAAGACAAAAGAACACAACTCAATTGTAGTCAATAGTAATAAGGGTAGATTAAGTAAAGAGGAAATAGCAAAATTAATAGAAGAAGCAAGAGAAATGGAAATAAATGATGAATTAGAAAAAACAAAAAGAAGGATGTATTATGACATTGACGATTTTTGTGCAAATATATTGAATAATATTAAGAGTGAACATTTTAAATTAAGTAAACTTGACAGAGAATCTGTAACTGAAGATATTACAAAAGTATTAGAATGGTTGAAAGAAAAAAAATCGCAAGAAAGAGAAACAGAAGAAATCAGAGATGTGTATAAGAATATTGAAAAGCGTTATGGTGTTTTAATATTACGAGGCAAGTTGGAAGATACAACAGTAAATCCGAATGCAGATAAAAAAGAAGATGAAAGAGCAACATCTTTGTTTGGTAATGAAGAAGATGAAGCGGTAAATAACAATGTGTTGGAAGCCGTTGAACTTGAAGAGTTAGGTATGACTGGAATGACTGATGTCGAGGTGTCTGAATTGAAAGAATTAAGACAAACTTTATTTGACTTATGTTTTGAGATAAATGATATCATTTCATCACAAAAATTAAAAATAGACAAAGATAAATTAGAGGATTTTAGAATATTCATTAATGATATTTTTATATGGTACCATTCACATGACAAACCAACTAGAGCAGATTACAAAGAAAAAATAGATTTAGTAAATGAAGAATGTGATAAATTTGTTGCATTGAGTGAAGAAGCAGAAACCATATTTGTTCCAGATAGCATAATTGAATCAAACAAATTAATATTTGATGAATTTGAAAATATGTTGTACACATTAAGATTTATGCTTGATGATGGATCAATTCCAATTAGAAAGAAGTATATTGCAAATTTTGAAATAGAACTAAATGATTCTTTGAAATGGATTTCTGATGTTAATCTGAAACGATTGATTATTGCTAAAAATTTTGACATTGAATTTCTTAAATCTGAAGATTATGACATTGATAATATTGACATTGAACAATTAAAAACAGAGGGATTAGATGAAGAAAAATTAAAAGAAGAATGCCAGTTAAGAATGAATAACATAAACAACATATGTGCAGATTTAGACCATAAGACAAATGGTATTAATTTCTCTAATGGCAGAAGTGTTATTACAAATGTAGAATTGAAGGAATATTCTGAACCACAAACATCTGGAACATCACTTTTGGATATTATTAAAAACAGACAAGCAGAACAAATTCAAACTTTGCTTGACGAAGAACAAGAACAAGAACAAGAACAAGAACAAGAACAAGAACAAGAACAAGAACAAGAACAAGAACAAGAACAAGAACAAGAACAAGAACAAGAACAAGAACAAGAACAAGAACAAGAACAAGAACA